CCTCGTTTCGATATGGCACCGCCTGTGTCGATAGCCCAGTTGGCAGCAAGACCTCTCGGTCGAGCTCAAAGCACCAGGTGAAATACTTGGACTGAGCAGTTGGTCGAACCTCGGTAGCAGGGGTAGTATTCGTTTCGTAAAAGGACATGGCAGCCTGTGCCATATTTGGATGATTGGGTTTTGACGGGTCGACACATGCTAAGGGGCACAGTAGTGCACCTCCGTTTTGACAACTCATGTCGAGAGTGTACAGTGTTTTATTTTTCAGGACTGAGATGTAGTATGCCTTTTTCACTACGTATCGCTCGCTCCCGATGGTGATCACGATGCTGTTCTTGTACTTGACATCATTGGTTATTGCATTTGACTGAGTTAGAGACTTCGATTCAAAATGAACCGCATCGTTGAACACGTGAGTTGAATAATCTGAAATGTTACCTGAGCTATCTTTGCAATCAAAGAATGGCGACGGGGTTGACCCCCCCTGGTTGTTTAAGATTCTAGCCACAAGGGGCATAACGTCGGGCAGACCCTCTACGGAACCAGTGACAACATTGTACGTCTTGTCATCCCTCTTGGGGAAGGCGGGCATCACGTATTTTGTGGCTTGATGGACGACATTTGTTTCCCATCCTAGACCATTTTTGTAATAGCTAAGGTTCGATGCAACAGGGGGAGGATCAAATAATGTGTTCAAAGAACGAGGGTCATTTACGGGGTCAGGATTAGGGTTAGGCGTGAAGCTTAAGGCACCAGTAAGTCGCGAGGGCGCAGTCACATTCATGAAATGACCACAAAACATCATCTCGTCGGATTGATCTGCATCGTTGATCTTATGAATAGGCAACATCTGTGCTTCGATTCCATTTCCTGCCGACGGGACATACGTGTCCTCCAGCTCACTCTCCGTCATGACACTATTGTATGTCGAAATATCGGGAGCAGTAGATAGAGTAGTTATCGTTTGCATGTCGGTTGTAGAAGAATACTCATAATTTCCATGAATCGTGAAGTCTTCGTCCTCGGACCTACCCGGCCAGCGGAGTCCCAACCTAATATCGCGACTGCGCTGAAATGATTTTTGTATTTGTGACAAACTCACTCTCTGTGAACCTGCATGAATCAACAACCTCGAACCAATGGGCACATCTGATGGTAGTGATTGACTCAAAGTGACTGACGACGCATTTTTACCAGTTATACTGTGTGTCGAGGTTGTAACATTGGTAGCAGATGATGAACCTGGGACAAGATATGTGAGAGTAAATGTAGCTCCAATACTGAAGTCATCAGGCGTTCCGTTGTAGTAATCTACATTGTACGAAGGAGCATTGCTAGTACTTGTTATTTCTGCCTCAATAATTCGTGTCGTCTCTACCTTCTTTATATTCTCAAGCTTCACGTCATTCGGAAACGATATTGAGTAAATGGTACTAGAGATCGCAGTAGGTATGTTCACTACGAATTCAAATTCTTCATCACTATTTGTAGTTGCAGATCTTATGCGTGTCATTTGTGTCTGAGTCCCTGTGACATCTGTTGGTGCATTTGCAGAACCTTCGATTACCTGGTATTCAACGAAAGCGTCCCTCGACTTATCCAGGTATATACTGACAGGAGTCGTCAATGCAATGTACGTATCACGGCCGGTATGTGCCTCTTCTAATCCTGCACCCGATGTTGATGGTGTGCTTGTTCCGGTCGTGGCATCCAGCTGAGACGCTATGGTAGAAGACTCGTGTGCTGGTAAAAAGGCAGCAAACGTTGAAAATGGATTGTATTTGTCATGGTCCATCTCCACCGCAAACCCGGTGTCCGTAACTCCAATGCCAAAGTACTGCCACATGGAATTCTTCTTATCACCCTCGACACCGGTATGGTTCTGAAGTGCGTTTTTGAATGCATTGCCTAGCTCAGTGATTCCAACCTCTTCGGGTATCTGCACCGTAAGCGTATCGATGTCGACTCTCATGTTATTGTAGTCGGGGTCGTAATGGTATGGAATGCTTGTGGTCCTGTCTACGTTTTCGATCCAAATTCCACTGTCAGTGCCCTTTCGGAAATCAAAATCGAGTCCATTGTTGATTCGCAGAGAAGCATCGCTAGAAGTGGCCGTTGAATGGATACCGGGGGTGAAAAATGGGTAATGAGAGGTGTCTTTATTGAGAAGTTGTTGTCTACAATACTTTTGATACAATTCGGATAACGTACTGTTTGTGCTGTTGAGTTGTCTGATGGGGATACTGTACAACACAAGCTGTGCTACACGCACTGTGACCGACCTCGGGATGGATGCATACGCCAACTTCACAGCTACAACCCCCTTGGCAGGACGAATGTCTGCGTGATATACACCATCAGAATCCTTTTTGATGTGCTTTGTGTTTACCAAAATCCTCCTCGAATATCTCTGAGACTGCTCGGGATTCAGTGTCATAGACTTTCCGAACGGATCACTTACACTTCCTGTTGGTGCTGCCGTAAAAAAACCAGGATTTCCATATGCTGGCTGATATGGCTTGTCATTGTAACTACTCATTGTTATTACAATAACTACATTTTATTTGGCAGATTTTTTGCATGTTTTTTTCATACATGGGAAAACGGTTCGATACCTTAGTTTTTTGAAAAACAATAAACTTGTGATACTTGCACGAATGATGTATGTGCATACAGCTATCGAATCATAACGGCCGCCTCTCGTGGATTATAGTATCTGTTTCCCTCTGGATGGCTTGGATGACCCCTTGGGTGGCTCCTTGGGTGGCTCCTTGGGTGGCTCTTCGGGTGCCTGCTCCGGTGGCTCTTCGGGCGGTCCCTTGGTCAGAGTATCTACTTTTGTGCTCAATTGCTTACACATACTTTTCAATCCTTCGATTTCAGCAGTGAGAAGGCGAACCTTACTGTCGTCAACTGCGACCGGTTTCTTCACGTCAGGAACACCCCCGCTAGCTAACAATTCCTTCAACTTTTGTGTAATATCTGCACCATCCAGAGTGATCGTACCTGTCATCGATGGATTCAGAAGGCGTGTGTTCTTCAGTACGTCACTCATATGTGTTTGCGATATGCGGATTGTCTTTAAATACTTTTTTGATCACAATCAACAGGTAATGAGCTTAACCATCCTGAATCAAAATTTCTACCAAATAGCAGACCCGTTGAATATGATACAATCCATTCGCGTCAATAGCTCCGACATCTCTTTTAACAATAATGTAATTTTCATATCCGAGGTTGGACTGCTATCAATAACTACACAGCAAGGTACAGTGTTTACTTACGATATAATAGCTGATAACGATGACGAACAGCAAATATATTCCATGACAATGCAGTCGACAGGGCTAAGTCATTCGGTTTCTTCTGTGTCAGAAGCACCCACCAACACTGATACGTCACAAGATATCGACGTCTCTATCATTCACTCGGGTTCAAGCAGTATATACGAAGATTACGTATTCTGGTTCAACAGTATTCAGTTTCGTGTTTTGATGAGTGACGATGTTATTGTCGACTCTGTGTCATTTCAGTCTACAGATGAAATCATCAATACCGGACTCAAAACCACCGTATCACAATTCGGCAATGAACTGGTATTTCGAATGAATCCGGTCGTGTTCAACGTATCACAACCACATGAGGCTCGCTTCAAAATCAAGTCTGGAGAAGTGACATATTCTACCGACACGTTTCAGATTGTTCCTCGTGACCCTTCCTTCTCAGAATGCTTAGTTGATGGAAGTATGTACAATCAGGAGTCTATAACGGAATCACAACTTAGCTCTGAAACTATTTCAATCGTCTTGACTCTTAGGTTCGAAACATGGATTGATGATGAAAGTGAATTACGCCGCGTACTTGATATTTTCACAAGTGCGCCATTCAACATAAACAACGACTCCTCATTTTATAACGAAGAGTTCATCGTGACAAATAATATTGGTTTGGGTTCTGCCATCGATGAGGCAGCTGTAATTAAAACTTCTGAACAGGAATTGACAATCAACATTGGTAAACGTATCGACATACAACACCCTGAGCGACTGATAGTGAGTAACATCCTTCCGAACTCTGTTATTCGCAGCGGACGCGAAATACCAGTCACACATCCTTTTGTTCAGATTATATATCCGTCTCCCGGCAATTTAAGAGTCACTACTATCGATTCGGTCAACTATTCGGAAAAGGATTTTTGGCTGTCTGAAGTAGTCATTACTGTAGAAATAGACGATGACGAATGGCAAGATACATCATTGCTATCGAGTTCTGCGCTGTCGCTTTTTACTAATGCAGTGAAAAATGCGTTCATGACCGACAATGAGTCGTGGAACGCTATGGTGAGTAATTCAGCTCTGACGGTAACTACTGAAACGCGCGAATCAGTAGGACTGATGCACATCAAATTCCCTCAACAATCTAGCAGCACATTTAACATAAGTGAAACTATTGAAATCGGATTCAGTTTACCTGCCAGTGATGATTCCGGCTTTCATTTTCTTCTGAGTGGGGCGACACCACCATCATCATTCTTTATTATAAATGCCGTTCAATCATATATATCTGTAGATACCGCCCAGATAATAGAAAGAGACATTTGGAATGGTGACACTACAATCGCGATGCTATTTGTTGATGATGAGTTGATCGCATCATCAGATGTCATTGCCAATCACATCATAAACAGTCTTCAATCGTCTCTGGGTGTCACAAATATTACAAGCGAAACTACAATAGTAAATAACACTAATGATACACTCACTATAACTATAAAACAAAGAAGTCCAAGTTCGTTCAATATTAGTGATGATATTGACCTATCACTGACCTTTCCATCATCTTTGTTACGAAATGGTGTCGATCTGTCATCACCGAATATACTGTTCGTGCATACACCGGTAGAAGTGAACATCTCTGGAATAGACAATTTGACCGCCGATTTCATAAATTTAGGATTTACGATCTCCATAAGTTTGTTGTATGATACGTGGATGCCATTGTCTGACCAAGATCCTGTCAACATGACCTCCAGAAGTCATTGGCCGAGTGGTTGGAATACGCGAATACGACCAAGCCTTAGCTTCTCAATACAGACAGATGATCCATCGACGCTGCTCGTGACTGTACCTCCGAACAAAGGTTACATGGTAAGATTGTCAGAAGTCATCGATGTATTCTTAAGTGCAGGAAGCACACGAAATAACAGCAGATTGTATATTCAAAACTTTACCATTCAAGGCGCGAGTCAAGCTGAAAGGGCACATCACGACTACATTCGAAATGTAAACAGCACTCTGAGTAACGTTTCACGATTGAAGGGTGTAATGAATAAAATAAAAGCGCACACGAAAACCAGGGCATCAGCCCCTCAAACAGACCAAGACTTCTCGCTTCACGACACGATCGCAGATAGATTGCAAAAACTGAATACTTCAAACGCTCAAAATCCCATAGCGGTATGTAAGCCTTCACTACTAAACTCTGTTCCTAGCGGCGTCGCTCACAATTTCATGCTGGATACTCAATCTACATTACAACAAATAGTTACTACACGAACGCCTATTTCATCTAGTCACAAGGGTGTACCTGTATGTCTACCTGCAATAGACAGATCTATGGGAAAACAGTTGTTCAACATAGTACTTCACACACAGACGTCAGTATCCCTTGATCACAATGGAGTCAGTACTCAACTGAACACAGATTCCATTGTACTCGTCATTGATCCATCTGTGGACACTGTCTTCATTTCCGGAGAGGAAATCGTAGATACACAGATCATATGACTCACGCATTCCGACTTTGATTTCAGCGTTGATGAAATAAATCATCTACATCGTGGAGTCGCCAAAGTCTACCCCGCCCTTCGGCTTCTTGGGATCGGGGCTGCAGTGCGCAGATCCTGGGAGGCCGCGTTTAATGGCCGCCCTGCGTGCGTCGTCCTCGGCCTTCACCTTAGCCATGTACTTGTGGTACATAAGAAGGGTGAACCTTTCGTTGGGGGAAGCGAGCGCCTCAATGATGAATTTGACGATCGAAGTGTCGAGAGAGGACCATCCGCGAGCCTTCCGACCCTTGAAAATGTCAGTGAGGGGGTCGTCCTCTTCAAAGACGTTTCTGTTAGCGGAAAACACGACGAATTTGACCATGTAGTCCTTCTCCTGTTTTTCGAGCAGAGCGATTGCCGTGGCAACATCCATCTGTTTCTCCTTTTTGTCTTTCTCGTCTTTTAGGTCCTTCTGCAATGCTTCTGCCTTTGCCATCCACTTGCTCTCACCGTCCCTCGCTTTGTTCTTGTCGTTGCGGTCATCCTGAACGCCGGCGCGCAGTTGCTCGTTATTCACGATTATCTCCTTCATAGCCTCTTTCATTTCCTTGATCCTCTCGTCCTTCTCCTGCATATGCCCAATCGCAGCCGTAAGTTCTGCCTGAAGCTGGTTGTTCTGCACGACAAGCTGCTGGTCGGTAGTGGAGGACATGTGTTGCGTGTGTTCGGCTCGTGTGCTGGAATATGAATGTGTCATTCCATACGAACGGACCACACGGGAACTGTCGTGGAACGTTCCGAACCGACACGAGGGGCGCTGGATGTGTGTTTGCGTAATTGTCGGTATGGACACTTTGATAATTATCGATACCGACAATTATGTCAAATTCAACTTGTTCCGCATTGATAACGCCCCTATCGCGCTCGATTCGAGGAGAACGACACAGTTCCCCTGAAGTGACGCGAGGACGCACGGCACCACAAAAGCATGGAGGCACTGGAGGCACTGAACGCCACGATCGTGAAGAATTCGAGTGCTTACCCCTATTACATATGGGAAACACTGGATGAGGCGCGAGATCTGCCGCAAGAGTGTTTCGAGAAGCTGCGTCAAATCGACCAAGCCTATCAAGTTGTCTTCGACGCCGGCGATCCAGAGAAGGAACTCCGTCGTGTGTACAAGAAATACGCTCTCCAGTTTCATCCAGATAAGGGGGGCGACAGGCACATCTTGCAGTTCGTCACTGCTCTCAAGGACGCTTACACTCACGAGCATCATGGCCAATCGATACGCAACAAGATCTTGAAAAGGCGCCGCGAGAGAGCGGAAGAGAGAGCGGAAATGGAAGCCTTTAAGCAGAGTGCGAGAGAGGAGTCGAATGCTCGCAAGGAAGAAGAAGAAAAGGAAAGAAGAATTGCTCGGGAGCGAGATGCATTCCGTCAAGCATTCGAGGAACGCGAAGCTCGGGAGGCGGCTAAGATGGCTGCGGAGCGAGAAGAGGCTATCAAGTCAGCGATGAATTCGTTGAAGCCAGCCAAATCTGTACATTGGACGATGAAGGAGCAGAAACAGTTGATCAGTGCCATTGCAAAACATGGCTGGCCTAAAGATTATGATGCCTTCAATCCTTCCATAGATCAGTGGGAGGATGACCCTAGGCTGGGTGACGACAACGATTGGCCTTGGAGTCGCATCAAAGAAGTGATGCCGGAGAAGTTTGCGAAAGGCGATACATGTCGGAACAGGTACTCGAGGATGATTCAACGTTTTTGCAAAGATGCAACTGGAGACCCTTCAGACTTCTTCACTCTTCAGATATTCTGCACGCTCGCGCGAGAGCAATATGACTTCGGCAACGCCTACCTCAAATACAAGGTGATGTCGTGCACTCGTCATATCGATTCAAAGAAGATCAACGTTAAATGGCAGAGTCCTTCATACATCGATGATATTGAATATGACGAGCACAAAGAAGCTGTGGCTGCGTTTGAACGTTGTTCTTGGAATACCAACTATTTGAAGGTCCACTGGAAAACTACGGAGGAAGATCTGGAGCAGATGTGGAAAGCTGAACGCAATGGACAGTGGTATGGCTTCAAGCAAGCCTACGTGAACATGAGGAAACTCGAAGGGGCAAGCGATGAAGAGGCGAAAGAGGATGCACGCAAGGCGGCCGAGGAGGCGAAGGCGGTCGAGGAGGCGAAGGTGGCACGCAAGGAGGAGGCACGCAAGGCGTTGCTACCACCCGCCGCGCTGTCGCTTCGCGGCGAGCTACGGCATCAAGAGAGTAGCCTCGGCCTGTACTGGCTGGTGCCTGACCGCAAGGCGTATGGCCAGTCGGTATGGAAGCACGAGAGCGAGGACAGATGGATTGCAAAGAATGCCTACGGAAACTGGCTCGTGCAAAGCGGCGACTCTGTTGGCGTAAAGGCGGAAGGGTACCTTCTGCTGACGGACAAGGCCGCCGCTTACCCACACCTGTCGAGCGTGGTCTGGCAGGAGGGCGACGGGAAAGACTGGCATGACGCCCCAAATGCACGCTGTGTCTGCCTTTCGGCAAAGAAGGCGGCCAAGGCGGAGGAGAAGGCCCGTAAGGCCAAGGAGGCGGAGGAGAAGGCCCGCAAGGTGAGCTCGGGCTCGGGCAAGAGCCGCGACGACGTCGTGCGCGAGGAGTCGATGAACACGGTCCTATCACAGGAGGCGGAGGTGGAGGAGGCCAAGGCCAAAGAGGCCAATGAGGCTCTCGAGGACGAGGAGTCTGTCATCGATGACATGGATGCTACTCTCGAGGACGAGGAGTCTGTCATCGATGACATGGATGCTACAATGCACGATGTTGCTTCGACAAAGGCATGCAAGTCGGTCGAGGAGGAGGCACGCCCTTTGGAAAATGACAAGAAGATGAAGAATGAACGGAAGAAAATCTCTCCCTATCTCCCCCCTGGCATGAAAGAGGATGAGTACGCAGAACAGCATGGTTGTGAGCATCAACTTGCTGCACGACGCAAGCGCAAGAACGAAGAGCAGCTAACGTTGCATCGTAATATGCGCCTTAGGACCATTGACAATTTGGAGGGTGCATTCGAGCAATGGTTTTGGAAAGAGGATGGCAGCGAATACAGATCGATGACAGATTACTACAATGCCACGACAAGCTTCCAGAAACTTCTGGGGAAATCTTCTGAAGAAATCATACTATTTCTTCTACATGCATCGAATGATGATATCGAGAACGAGTTCCTGAGAAATGGCTGGGTCTACTCCACCTCTGGTACTACCAAACTCACTAGGGTCCAGAAGGTCGCAAAGACATTTCAGAAATGGTACGCGACCGCAGCTACTTAGGCACTTTATCGGTTGCACAGACATTGTGACGCGGGATTGGTCCGAGCCGATCGGTAAGGGGTCTACGATTGGTTGACCTACAAGACCACCCATCTGAGCCACCCTTTATTTTTTTCGATAGCGAGGTTTGCATTTGAAATATATGATGGCGTACCGATTTCCACTTTTGACTGGTGCACTACCATGTAATATCTTACTACCATCGTATTGCACCCATTTTAGCTTGTTATTAACAACGTTAGGCACACTGTCACTAGCACCATTTGAATAGAGAGCGAGTCCTCCACCAGTGTGTTTACCGAGTGCGAGGCAATATGAGATCCCAGTATTGTTTTTGTCGTAATGCGGTTTTGTCTGTAAGTTTGAATTGAGTTGAATAGTTGTGTATTTAAAATTTGGATCTCTGAGTGACATGAGTTTCTTCAGCATTAAAAGGAGCAAAGGGTGTTTTTTATTGTACTGACTGTGGACAAGTTCTCCGAAAACGTCCAATCTTCGAACGGAACCTAGGCAGAAAGCATGCCTTTTTGTCGAACCAATGTTCCGCCTTGTCGAGCCTGATAATACTGTTGGCCATGTCATTTCCGAAAGGTATGATTCAATTTTGTACATGAGATCGCGTTCCTGGTTTGTAGGGTCTATAACAGTATACGTTGTCATTTTCAAAATACAAATATTTAAATTAGTGTATTTTATGTAATAATCATCAGTCCAATCACACCCGCCACGGCACCACCAATGTAATATAATGTATTATCGTCTTCTTCTGTTTCAGTTTTAGATATTTCAGCGTTCGCATCTTTTTGCATGGCAAGTTCTGCCTGAAGGGTGGCAAGCGTTTTGACGCTTTCGTCTACATCCTTGGGTGCTTCTTCTTGTGCCTCTGGCACCCATTCGCGACAAGAGATGTCCACTGTGCCGTGCTCCGTTCACTTAGTATGACAGTAGCCGGATGACTTTCTTCTTTTTCTTGGTCTGTACTCCACAGATACTCCAGAGAGGTTGTACACGCCGTCGGGGCATTTGTTGTCAGACGAGCGGAGACCTTCCGGGTCGGGGTAGATGCCGAAGTCCGAGTACTTCCGGATGTTGTGGTCGTTCATCCACTCGGTAATGAACGAAACCTCCTTCACATTGCCTTTAATGCCTTTCATGACGACGCAGCGCCTGTGCTGGTAGAGCTTCTTGAACGTACACTCAGAGTAGCGCACGACCACATGGCAGCCATTGATCAATTTCTCTTGCACGTACTCGAAGCCGACCTTGGCGTGCGTCAGCTCGAACGCCATCTTCGTCTCATCATACCACTTGATGGGTTCAGGAATGAGCGGCACGCTTGTCATGCGTTCCTTCGTTTTTTGCGTTCGCCTCAATTAATTGTCGGTACTGACATTTTACCATTGGAACGTAGTTCGCCTCGATTAATTGTCGGTACTGACATTTTACCATTGGAACGTAGTTCGCCTCGATTAATTGTCGGTACCGACAATTATTATTTACTATTCAATTTTGTTCGTTTTTGCTCGATTCGTTTTTGCTCGTTCGTTTTTGCTCGATTCGTTTTTGCTCGTTCGTTTTTGCTCGTTACTGAAGCTCGCGCGTTTGTATTTCCCGTTGCCTTTTTGGATTTAATAATGTGTACTCATTATACATAATATGATACCAGGCCCTTCACTTCGACGACAAGGGTCCATGCATCCTCATACGCAAGGTCAGACTTCATGGCAGGAATCAAGGCCAAGAGGAATACGAGACCAATGGAATTACAGAAGTTTTACCCCACATGAAAGAGCCATAGCAACAAAATTAGTGACACAGCTAAAGGCTGGATATGATGGAAAGAAAACTCGTAGACGTCTATGGAAGGAAGAAAAAGAACGTGCCAGGACACAAAATGTCATAGGAATTGTCATCCCTGATCCATATTTTCTGGAAGCGATGTTTCCTACAAGGAGGAGGCGTCCTCAACATTCCGACCTCTTCCCCAGGGTCACAGAGGCGAACATGCTCCGGCTCTCGAAGCTGGGACTCACTCCAATGAGTGAATCAAATAGTAAATCAAATAGTAAATCAAATAGTAAATCAAATAAGAAATCAAATAAGAAATCAAATAGTAAATCAAAGTAAGAGTAAATGTCGGTACCGACATCTACATATTTAACATGAGGACAGACTCAATATGTGAATACGTCCTTGATGCGCTAAGTGGTATGGCTGCTTTCCCACGTGATATACTCTTTTCAAGTTCCCATGAGGGGGTATCTTTACAACTGGTTCATTCGCTACGAACGAACTCGATCCCGTTCACGATAATGAAGAAGCGGCCGCACTCAGCAGAGGAAACCCGCGAAGTGAAAGAACTTGCACACAATGCCGCCCATTCTTTGCACTGCAGGCAAACGTGTCCATCCTCCCGATTGATCCAGAAGATTGCTTTGTCAGCAAAGAACGCGGCGGCGCTTCAGCGTCAACTTGCTAGCTCACAGGCGTTGGCTATGTTGATTGAACAAAGTGGATCCGTGGTTCTTCCGGCTATGTCACAGAATGCCGAAGAGCTCGTTCGATCCGTAATGAGCGCACCCCTTGTTGTCGGTTGCCCATTGTTATTCTTCCGACCCCGAGTTGTGACTGCTGCCATTTTGGAGGACTTTTGTCCGATCTCTTTGGTGGCACACATTCGCCTAGAGGACGGAAAGCGCTTACTCGTTCCAGACAATCAATTGATCGTATGCAGCTCGTACGTCAACACTCCACTCGAAGAGCTGATTCTTCCAGACGATTTATCAGACGCGGATTTCTTGAGACCTTCGACAGACTCCAAATCCCCATGGATTCTGGCAAGAAGTGTTCATATGACCTTTAAGACCGGATTCAGGAGCTGTATTCGCCACGTCATTCGTGGGATGACGTATGGGGAGCAGCCAGAGCACGAACAGGAGTTTAAAAAAAGAACAACGGTGTTTCCTGGAGGCGTTCAGACTTCGAGACATTTCGGTGTATCGAAAGGGTTTTGGGAGATGGAGAACGAGAAACACGAGTTGATATCCGACTTGTATCGCACGTTTCCATCACTACCTGACGTCTTAGGGGAGGTAAGGGGTCACTTGTTGCGACCGGATTTCAAGCTGCTCGACATTCATGTGCTTCGTTTTGGTAAATCTAGATTTAACGTCCATCGCGATCTTCATGGCGATGATCTCTACAACTTCAACATAAAACAGACAGTCGTCATTCTATTATCAGACGTCCCGAGCAGCATGAGAATTGTTGGAGGCGGAGAGCTACACTACCGTCTTGGCGAACAGCGTGTTGGAATTGGCATCAGTTTTCTTTCTCGTATGTTTCATTCATCAATGCCTCTGACACAAACACCTCGTATCACTCGTGTCGCACATGAATGGAAGATTGTCTTCTTCTTCGGAGATCTGCACGAGAAAGATTGTGCTAAGGGGGACGAGTGCAAGTGCCGATACTAAACGTATTGTACGTTCAGCATACAGACTAATTATGCTGAATCAGAAAATACTCCAATTGCTTACCAGAAGTTTACCCGCACCATGGCAATTTTTAGACCCTATGATTTTTTTTTCAATTTTTTTTTTCAATTTTTTTTTTCAACTTTTTTTTTCAATTTTTTTTTTCAACTTTTTTCAAAAGAGAAATTCCCCCCCCCCTCTCAATTAGAAATTTATGACAATTCTTTGAATTTTGTCAAGGAGAATACCTAGTGACATACCCATAGGAGAACCAAAAAAGTTCTAGAACAGTTCTAGAACAGTTCTAGAACGGCCGGTCATAGAAGAAGTGGAAAATATTCTGGAAATGTTTGAAGCGGGACACCTATCAACTTGCAGTCTCTGATGGACGTCCGTTTCAAGTGTGCGCATGGAGTAGACAAGCCGACGTCGCAAATCTCGACCGTCTGTAGCGAGTCGTTTGAGCTGTCGGAAGCAGCGAGCGAGTCCGTGCACCTCACGATGAGCAGAGCGCAGCAGCTGCGAGCACGGCAGATCGACGCCTCCGAGATTTCGTCCATCGCAACACGATCAAGGGGACCGTCGCCATTTTCCTTGTCTGAGCGGTAAACTTGCAGCCGCTAATATTTCTTATTTATGTACTTTTCAACGTACTTTTTAACCTCTTTTCTGAATTTTTCCACATTTGTTATGTTATAAACATATCCATCTCCATAGTTTATTTTTTCTGCTCTTAGAATATTGTCGGTGTTTTTAAAAAGTTGTGTTTTTCTAATTAATAAGTCTCTAACATCCATAACACCATCATTAATTAACATACTTAACAATCTGTTATGCAGGTTCACATTCATCAAATCTGACTTTTCAATTGGTCTGCGTTTACCCAAAGCCCAACGTATGATAACAAAATCATTGAGCTTGTTTAACTTATACGAAAAGTCTGCCCTGTGATCGTTTCTCATCTGTACAACTCTAATTCTTCTACTTGCTTCTGACTCTACTTGGGAGGGAGAACCAATGTGATGTGGTGCAGATGGAGGATATGTGTCGCCTATTTTGTACGCGCTCATACTTACAATGTAAATATTTAAAAATCTATAAAATGTTGTGAATTTTATCCAACTGGTCCTTATATTTTCAGCGATGTATTGGACAAAAAAGGGTATTTCTAATATAAGATGTGAAGAGAGGAGGAGGACCCCCCTAGTGGTTTCTTTCTCTCTTTCTTCTCCAAATTAAAAAAGGTTCTACAACAGTTCTAGAACTATTTAAATGTTGGGTTAGTGTAGTAGTAAATGTCGCAACTTTACAAGGAGGCCAGGGTGTGTGAGTGTGGGTACAGTACCAGTCACAGGGGAAATTGGTCTTCACATAAGAAAAGATGTGGCGCAATATCTGCAGGTGAATCTCAGCAGTTGAAGGAACGAGTTTCTCTCCTAGAAGAACAACTGAGGGCCAAGGATAAACAAATCGATCAATTGATTCAGGAGGCTAAGAAGCCGCGTTACACGACAAATAAGTATGTCGTAGAGCAGAACATACAGAACGTGAATGTATTTGGTCACGAGACTACATCGCACTTGACACATTCTGAGATCGTTTCGTTGCTGAACGAACCTGAGAGTGCCGTGGCTCATATGGTTAGAATGAAACAACGTAACCCAGACAATGCTAATGTAAAGTGTCCAAATATGAACAGGGCAGTTTATCAGGTGGTGGTGAGTGCAGATGATGAAAGAAAGCAATGGGACTTTCGTCCAAGGGATGAAGTTTTGGAAAAGCTCTACGACGACAACAGTACAATTTTAGAGGGCGAGGCCATGGAAGAGGATCATTTGCCATTTTTGAATCACCAAGATCGTGTGAAGGCATCAATGGGTGGAAATGACGGTGGAAAGATTTACAAAAACCAACTTGAACGCATTCATAATGTCATAATTGGACAATCGCGTTTTTCAAATGTTTAATTGTTTCAGCCCAGTATTATATTTTCATAACTACAAATGCATACACCAGAACTTCCAGAGATCCCGACGTTTTGCGATATTTGTTGTATGTATCCAGCTGGGAATATTGTTCCAGATAGATTTTCGATTGACAACTGGACAGCTGAGGTCTACTGCCCACTATGTCTTGACGACTTCTTATCTCAATTCCCGATATGTTTCAAAGAATTGCAGAAAAGAGAACTGACAGGAAAATACAGAAAGCACTGCGTCAAGCGCACACGACGCGATTCGAACGCGCGAGGGCATCGCCCAATGGATTAGCAGTCCATCCCCTTAACCACTCGGGCACGTGTGCGTGTGTTGATTTGTTAGAGAGGTTGTCTCCTCTTTTGTTCCCCTACGCGGATTCGAACCGCGGCCGTTCGGGTGAAAGCCGAATATCCTGACCACTAGACTATAGGGGAGTGGCGATTCTTGACGGGTTGTTTCCTCCTTAATTACCTCCGACGGGACTCGAACCCGCAACCCCAGGATTAGAAGTCCTGTGCGCTATCCATTGCGCCACGGAGGCATATTGGGTCCTTGTTTAACGAGAAAAGACCCATGACTCAACTCCTCCAACCGGGATCGAACCGGTGACCTCGCGGTTAACGGCCGCACGCTCTAACCAACTGAGCTATAGAGGATTTAGCCCGCGGAGGCGATCGAAGCCCCGACCCTAGCATTACAAGTGCTATGCTCTACCACTGAGCTACACGGGCGGCAAATTACCCGGTACGGGGCTCGAACCCGCGGCCACAGGATTAAAGGTCCTGCGCTCTACCAACTGAGCTAACCGGGCTTTATGTCGTACATGAGTTGGATTGCTTCTCTTTAAGTAGTTCGATTCACTTTTCAAATGGTTGAACATCAGGCTGCTCATAAATTTTTCCTACAACAACGTTACTTTTATCATCATAAACCTTTATTCCCCCACATCTCATGAGAACATATGGGTGTTCTTCACTATACCCCGCAAATGGTATGTTACCTTTTTGAGCTGTCAATTCTAGGGCATCGACATTCGATTTGTTCGTCTGTTCATTTAGCTTTTCGATAATCTGTTCCATTATTAGTTGTCATACAAAAAAAATCAGCGGGCTTTTTTTGGTTTCGGTGAAATCGCTTTTATGATGATTGGTTTTGTTCCAGATGCATCCAATTCTTGCTTGAGATGCCATTCGAACACCTTGCTCACAGAACCAGGGCCAGTAAACTCTGTGTCGTCCGTCATTCTCTGATGATATGCAGTTGATAATGTTTTTAAGCTTCTTATGGTGCCGGTAGAAGTCCGGTAAAGGAGGCCAGCAAGAAAGTGAAAGGTTGACGTTTGTTCCGTAGAAAAAGCATATGGAATTCCGTAGGTGAATAAACCATTTTTTAAATGTATTATCTTAGTAGATGTCAGAGGGTATAAGTCCATTGCCTACACCAGAACCTCCATCACCCCCGAGTGCATTCTCTAGAGGATTCACCCTTTTATTATCAATAGTAATAAGCTTTGCATTGATCTACATGTTTTACACAGAGTTTATCGCAGATGATCTGATGTTGAAAAGAGACTCTGAAGTTGAAACGTTCATAAATTGTTTGTATTTGTCAGTGTTCATAACTGCCGGTTCCTCAGTGGCTAAATTTGAGGGTAAATCGATATTGGCTCGGGCTGTAACGACATTGCATTGTTTCGTGTCATTGATTATCAGGATTTTCATCATGACTATCCCATTACCTATAGGTGTATGAAACTTTTACACATTACACACTCACTTCGTTCGCACACTCATGCGCGTTCTGGTCGTTTAGGTTCCTTGGGAGGAGGCATAATGATCTTGCCCATCTCGATGAACGTGATGCTTGCTCGTAACCAGATCGCATACAGCTGAGGAATGTCAACTTCCGTTACACCCTTGTCCTTTATTTCCATCTGCACCGCCCATGCTACGAACTCATGCCAGTCGTCCAACTTCAGTGGACCCTTTGCGATGCCCTGAAGCCACTGCACTTGATTACCGAGTAGTCTTTCCTTCACCGCTGGACCCATGTTAGCAAACTCCTTCACCGTTTCAGTCATTATATTATAGCATCCTAAAATTTAATGACTTGTGTTCATTATACTTAAAATGTGCTGGAATTTATTTCACTGTAAGAGTGGTAATCTACACAAAGCTGGTACGACAACGATTATATAACAACACAGACCAAGAAATGAGGAAACTGCGCTAAACGTTCGTACATATGTACAGTACCATTGTTCATCTTCTTGGTACACCCTGCATTCCATATTCTTACTCTTTCATTACAACTAAAACTACTCAGAAGTGACGCTTTCTAAGCAACTCCACATTGAATGATCTGACTGGCTCACATGCGTTCATCAAGTTGATCAGTCGGTGTTGGATTTCTAATGTGATTTCTTGTGCGTTTACACACGTTAGTTGAATTTCGGGAGGATCTATGATTTCTAATTCTACCTGAAACTCTTTCTTGCCATTTGCATGTGTTAGCTTCGTTAGATCGTATCTGATGTTTCCGAGACAATATGATACTCTGTCTCTGACAACAGTTCGTGTGGCGGTATTTATGTTGACCTTGTCATTTATTTTCAATTCCAAGTTGACTGCGAGTCTAAAATCAAACGGAAGATCCTTTCCAACAAAATCAGCCTGCAACACCTTTTGCTTGCTAATCACTGTTGTACCGCTTTCATCCTGAACTGCTCTCATACTTTCATCGATGTTTGGAAAGTAACCTACAAGATCCCGCTTTTGAAAGCTGTTGTCCCATTGCGTGTATGACTGAAGAGATTCACACATTACATTGAACATTCTTTCCGGTATGCTTGTGTTGAAAGACCCCTTTCCTGATGGTGGAGCCTTTCCCAAACGTATTTCTATTTCGGCATCCTCTAGGCGTAGGTTTCGATTGAAGCTGTCGTCCCAAAATGCTTCGTGAATATGTTTTGCTCCATCGGTCAAAGCAGTGTTGGGTGGAGTGAATTTGTCCACAAAGAGAATGGAGTTTAGAACAGCCTGTAATTTGTCCATTATAAAGTTATCGCATTGTAAACTTTTAATATAAACTAATGTGTGTCGCAAATAAGACTAGAAATTAAACCACAACATCGCGCCAAATTTCGTCTGGAAGCACGGCCACCTCGTTTGCCTCCGCCCACTTGAACTCGTACTCGCCCCTACGCGTGTTTACGCCCACTGCAACACGCACAAATGCTGCCTGAATCCAACCCCAAGACTCGTGCGGCCTCTGAGGGGCTTGGATCTCCTTTGAGCGCTCGACCCTCTGGTCTTATTCGTGGCGTACGAGTGGCGGACCTGCTCGCTGCGGTTCGCGCAGCGCAGGTTGTCGAGGCGGTTGTTCGAGGGGTTGCCGTCGATGTGATAGGGTAGATTATACGTGATTACTTAAAAAGATAATTTCGCGAAATTACAAATGTTACGATCGTTGCAGTCCGCGAAAACGGAAACTCCTAATGACATAATGAAACATTGCATTGATTTGATGAACGCCAACCTATTCTTTGCTGCATCTTGTATTTTGAGGTTGCTGCACAATTCTCTATCGGAAGAAGACAAACCGAAAACTGCTACACTGATGGCACAATGTGGTTTGGCTCTTGGTTCACAAGAATTAATGAATTATGCGAAGCAGAGCAACCTTAGTGTACAAATGAGAAATGTCATTGGGTTTGTTCAAGAGATCAGTCTGCACAAACACATGCTTGAAAGATGCAGCGAGGAATGCACTGCCCTTTCGATTGCGCCCCCGACTCACGACCTATGTGTCGCAATATGCGCCGGGGGACCCAATTTAATGCTACAATTATGGGTGAATTTGCATAGTCTTAAGAATACTGGGTTTTCTGTCAATGATGCGACGGTTGTTATTGTTCATGCGGATGAAATAAGCGATCAGGAAATCGAAAAATTCACAAAGGAATTTTCTAAGTTCATGTCGCTCAGGTTTTTGAACATCAAGGATTGTACTGAATTCATAAACATGATTGATGGTGGTGTTGATACATTACGTGGTTATCAAATAAAATTGGCCGCAATGTGTGTATTAAATTACAAGAATATAATATTATGTGACGCGGATATATTGTGGATAGAAAATCCATTGAAATCAATAACTCGTGATTGCGACTTGTTCATTTTCTCTGATATATGGCACTTTAAGTGCAAACGTCACGAGAAGTCTTCCACAACGTCATTTCTATACAAATTACACAACGTTGACTCTGACATTCAAGAATTTGAATCAGGCTTGGTATACATAAACAAAGAGTCCAACACAGACTTCGTTAGAATGCTGTTTCACTTATGCAAGAATTATAAGTACTACTTCAATTTGACCTTTGGAGACAAGGACTTATACTATATGGCTGCAAAAAAGACTGGCGCGAATGTAAAGGTCAACTCTCGTCTTCCAATGATGTTAGGAAATGTTCTCGATGGTGAGTTTACATCTCAATCCATGGTTCAATTGGTTGAAAACGGTCCGAGTCATATTCACATGACTCTTCATCCGATCAGCGATGACAATGTCAAAGTTCCGACTCATCTATGCGAAGATAGCAACCACATTCATTTCGTTCAGCGAAGAATTAACAACAAAAATGTAGGGACTGTGGCGTGTGAAGTTGAAAATTCTATTGAATTGAATCCAATCAACATTTACTCGAAAACGTATACGTCTGCATTCTCGTATGCCAGATCATTTTCGTTATAAAGGTACGCATCTTTCTTTTTGTACTTGAAGCTGTTCATGTAAGCGATCGTACAGAACTGAGGGAAAGAGCACGTGTCCTTGTCAAACACTCGTCTCCCCCCCTGAAGATTCATAGCTTGAATATGTGCGTATATATCCAGTAGATAATCCTCTTCGTTTTCAAGCCACTGATCATAGGTCACCACTGCCTTTTCTTCTGCCTGCTTCACGCGTGGTGTAACGAGGCGGTGTGCACTTTGAGTTGGCATTGGCGGATCTATCACTTCATCCACTAGTAACGACGTAGAAGGCATGTCTCGTACAGCGTACAGCCCGAGTGGGCTGTCTTTAAGTTTTTTTTCTTCTCATATAATATCGTGATGGCATCAGTACCGGTACCACCAGTGATTCCTTCGGCAACTGATCCTGCCAGACGTGGAAATTTAAGAATCAAATCACTCTCTTTGAGGGAGCTGGATAGTAGCTTAAGTCTAGCAGTAGATTTTACCGTGTCAAATGAAAGACTGAGCTTTACTTCAATAAAGAATGGGGAATCTCCTGTCAACATGTTCAGCGCACTTGGTTCGACGGTCGAGATTCCCATATTGTCGGTTTCAAGCGCTATCTGTGGGGATTCATCTATTTCGGGTACAACAACGCTAAATGAACTTTCTGTCCATGGAGTGAGTTCCCAGTTGAGCGTGAATGGTTATGTCTTTGTTGAAGACATGCTTTCCGTACAGGGCGATGTCAACGTAGGCAGCGACATGTTTGTAAACGGAAATGTGTCCCTTGGTTCGGAGGTGGATGTAGTCGGACGTACTCAAATACTCTCTACCCTTTCGGTTGGAGGTGATGCGACTCTGGGCAGCATGGCTTCGATTGGGGGCGATGTCGATATCGTGGGCCGCACCCAGGTGCTCTCGACCCTCTCGGTCGGAGGCGATGCAACTCTGGGCAGCGTGGCTTCGATTGGGGGCGATGTCGATATCGTGGGTCGCACCCAGGTGCTCTCGACCCTCTCGGTCGGAGATGACTTCACACTCAATACGCACGCGTCGGTCGGAGGCGAGGTCGACATTGTGGGTCGCACGCAGGTCCTCTCGACCCTCTCGGTCGGTGACGATGTAACTGTCGCGACAAAGGCTAGTGTGGGGGGTGCCGTTCGTCTGTCTTCTGTTTTGAATGTCGGAAGTTCAACTACTCTCGAAGATGATCTTTCAGTGGGTGGATTTGCCATTGTGAATGATTCACTGTCTGTTGGAGGCTCTGTCGGCATGATTTGTGAGCGCATTTCTGTGGGATCTTTTGCAACTGTATCCGCACTCTCAACCGGTACACTGACCTTTTTTTCTGCAAAGGTTCAGGGAAATCTAAGTATCGCCGGAAATCTTGTGGTGGAAGGTACAACAACTACGATCAATACTTCACAGATAGATATTGAAGATCCCATTATTGAAATTGGCGACGGAGAAGCTCTATGTGGTGTCAAAATCATAAAGGACGGCTCAGGAGACGAGTCGGGAAACCAGTCTGGAATGTTTCGTGAAGCGGCGGCAGACGATGGTACGCCAGCATTTTTCGCGTTTTACGAAGACTTCGACATCACATCTGATCCAAACCCAGCAAACCACGTGAAGAGTGTCGGCAATCTTAGGATTCAACAATTATCTGCATCCGGTGAGTTGTACTTGTCCTCCACTGCCTCCATTGGAGGTGCGGTCGATATCGTAGGTAGTGCTGAGCTGCTTTCGACTCTCTCGGTCGGAGACGACTTTACACTCAACACCCACGCGTCAATCGGAGGCGAGGTCGACATCGTTGGCCGCACGCAGGTTCTCTCTACCCTCTCGGCTGGAGGTGATGCAACCCTAGGCAGTGCGGTCTCGGTCGGAGGCGAAGTCGACATTGTGGGCCGTACGCAGGTTCTATCCACCCTGTCGGTTGGAGATGACTTCACACTGAACACGCATGCGTCGGTCGGAGGCGAGGTCGATATTATCGGCCGCACACAGGTGCTCTCGACCCTCTCGGTAGGAAGTGACTTCACTCTCAATACCGATGCATCAGTGGGTGGAAACACCACTGTAGCTGGTTTTCTTAGTCTTGGATCGCACGCAACCATTCAGGATTCACTTTCGGTAGCCGACATGCTCGTTGTCACACCATTAGATGGTGTGAACACATTCACATTATCTCAGCCTATTTTGACTCTGTCAGACTCTGATAATGATGTACTTTTCAAGTTGTTGTTTGATGAGCAACCCACGTCAGTTACTGTCAGGAAATCGGGCAGAACTGATATCATATTCACCCCCGATGGTACTGCAACTGCATCCGCCATTACATTTGACTCTACAATATCCAAGTTTGTTGTGAACTTGCAGTATACCGTAGGGACCCCGACACCAGTTCAAACCCCGTCTGATATTGTGGTAGTGATGCCAAGGGGGTATGTCAGGAATGGAGATTTCACAGTGGTTCGTGTTGCCGACGGTGCCGTAATACACGACCCTCTAGCAACCGTGAATGCAGTGGACATCTTTGCACCTGGTAGTGGTGAGATTATACCAACCCTCTCCCTCGCAGGTGATGTAGTAATCAGCACTGCTCTATCAGTCGGCTTCGATATGGTAGTTGATGGCACCGCCCTATTCTCAGATGCAAGCGCAAAGGTTGGCATTTTGGGCACACTGAGTGTCAATGACAACGTGAATCTGAATAAGCATGTCACAATCGGAGGTCTTTCAGATGACTTCCTTAGCGTGGGATGTGATATACTCGGCAACAAGACTTTATCGGTTGGTGGGTCTGTTTTCATGGGTGATGCCGCTTCGGTGGGTGGTAATGTAGACATTGAAGGAACTGTCCGCATCGGTAGCGACACCACCTTCGATGCAGGTGTGACAATCGGTGATTCCCTGAGCGTGAATGGTGCAAGTTATTTCGTATCCCCAGTAACGATCGAAGATGTGCTGTCGGTGCAGCAAGCCGTCACTATGGACTCTACGCTTGATGTAACTGGTCGCATCACAGGTTCGGGTGTATCTTGTCAGAATGCATTTTTTGATAATCTTGAGGTCGTTGGAGCAATGGAGTTTCATGCGGTGAGTGTTAAAACGGACCTTAGTGTTGGAGCAGATGCGTTTTTGAATAGATTATCTGTCGGATCTGACACAGCAATTGTAGGAAGGTTAGAAGTCGCGAACGACCTGTCAATTTCACAGAACTTGACACTTGAAACCGATTTATCCGTCGGGGGAACATCTGATTTTCTTGGGGAGGTAACTCTACACGATAAACTCAACCTTCTAAATGATGCTAAATTGCACAGCGCCGTGAGCATTGGGGGTAGTGTAGAAATTTCGCAAAACACGATTATCAGAGGACTGCAAACCGTGAATGAGAGATTGAGTATTGGGGGGGGAACTACAATGAAACACAGGCTATCGGTTGGCGATACCATCACGGGTGGTCGGGATTTGTCGGTTGGACACCTAATATTAGACCGAACGCGCACACACAACAGATATTTCTTGACGACACCCCTCAGCAACACTGGCGTTGAAATAGAATTGGATGGGGAGAACATTCCAGTGATTTTTAGCTCGGGGATCACTGTAAGTTCGGTTGACGAGTCTGGACAGTTTTTCGTTAGAACACCATCGGGCACCCAAATAGAATGGTTCGAACTTCCCTCCGATAAAAGCGAGTCCAATATCATATCTATAATTGATAGAAACGATTCCGCTCCACTTTCTCTAGACCTTGGGTCAACTGTATTGGCAGGAATCACTGCACTTTCAGTGGGACATGATATGATATTGGGAATCGCTGGTCAAGAAACGTATTTGTCCGTGGGTTCAAGAACTGATATTACTGGACGTACGCAAATACTTTCTACTCTTTCGGTCGGAGGCGATGTGACACTGGCCAGTGCGGCTTCGATCGGAGGCGAGGTCGACATCGTGGGGCGCACCCAGGTGCTCTCGACCCTCTCGGCCGGAGGCGATGTGACTCTGGCCAGTGCGGCTTCGATCGGAGGCGAGGTCGACATCGTGGGGCGCACCCAGGTGCTCTCGACCCTCTCGGCCGGAGGCGATGTGACCCTGGCCAGTGCGGCTTCGATCGGAGGCGAGGTCGACATCGTGGGACGCACCCAGGTGCTCTCAACCCTGTCGGTCGGAGGCGATGCAACCCTGGGCAGTGCGGCATCGGTCGGTGGCGAGGTCGACATCGTGGGGCGCACCCAGGTGCTTTCGACCCTGTCTGTCGGAGGCGATGCAACGCTGGGCAGTGCGGCATCGGTCGGTGGCGAGGTCGACATCGTAGGCCGTACGCAGGTGCTCTCAACCCTGTCGGTCGGAGGCGATGCAACGCTGGGCGGTGCGGCCTCGATCGGTGGCGAGGTCGATATCGTGGGCCGCACCCAGGTGCTCTCGACCCTGTCGGTCGGAGGCGATTTTACACTCAACACACACGCGTCAGTAGGAGGCGATGTCGACATCGTGGGGCGCACCCAGGTACTCTCGACACTCTCCGTTCAAGATCAAGCATATTTATCAAGCTCTTTGTCTGTTGCAAACATGATAATGACTCCTGAAGTGGGATCCGACAACACTTTTATCCTGACGGACCCAATTGACGGTACATCTGATGCTGTCCATTTTTATGTTGATCTCAGGTATCCTCATTCTGTCGTGCTGAAGACTACTGGAGGTGAAGTCGGTTTCACACAGACATCACAGGCAGTAGACGATGGCAGTGGTGGCCAAATCTTCAGATCTACATTTAGCAACAGTGCGGGTATCGCCAGCTCAGTGGGTCAGGTGAATGGATTTACGGTGTCGAGTTCATCTCCTTTCCTGAACTACATGACCCCGCTGGAGGTATTCAGAGTAAGCACAGAGAACGAATTGGGTGCTGTAACCGTAATTCACACGCCTGCGCTTGGTTCCAGTGCATTGACTGGTGGTAAGAAGATACCATCGCTCTCTGTCGGTGGTGAAATTGTTGTACTGGAATCGATGTCGGTAGGATTCGATCTTACCGTTTCTGAGAATCTGTCTGTCAATAAGCATATAGTATCAAATACACTTTCAGTTGCAAATGCAGTTAGTTCTGTAGTATCTACGAACACCCTTTTTGTACACACTTTTTCGGGAGGAAATCTTTCCATTCAGAATGCATTTTTTGAACACGTTGAAATAAGTGGACAAGATACACTGTCTGTTGCCGGAAAGGTTGAGTTTTCACTTGCTGACGTACAGTTCTTGTCCACTGGAATGAATATGGGTCAGGATAAACAATTGAGTGTGGGGGGTGAAACGTTTCTCAACTTCTTATCAGTTTCCACGTCTCATATAGATACTTTGTCGGTTGCAAATACCGTTGCATCTGAAATCAGTGTGCATACGCTGTTTGTTCAGCAAGTCACAACAAATGATCCTGACGAATCGTTTGGATTTCAAGATGATGCAGTGTTCCAGGGAGATCTCACAGTCGAAGGAAAACTTTTTGTTACTGATATTCTATACACTGGTCCGGGTGGCCAGTTTACTATAGACAACGTGGCGCGTCTCACTGTAGAAGGTGTTATCAGTACAGCGGGTCTTTTTTTCGAAATGACAACACCCACAAACAGTTCGGCTACGGGGACTCAGGGACAGATTGCTGTGGACGCACAATATTTGTATATTTGTATTCAAGACAACAATTGGCGCAGAGTCACGTTCTCTAATTTCTAATCGTCACCATCTTCAATTTGTTCTGCCCAAGTCTGAAGTGTTAAAAAATGGTTCAATTCACCATCAATGAAACGTTGTATGTATGTCTTCTTCTGATCATCTTGATTCACCCATGCATCCGCCTGGTGCATTGCAGTAGTTAAATCATACTCACTTTCAACGATCCACTCGAAAAAAGATCGAGTGAGTTCTTTGTCCTTCAAATCGCAAGGCAAACACTGAAGATCGCAGGACGTCTCATTTAAACGATTGAGAGACTTCTTTATGTCTGCAAGAGAGACAAACTTTTTCATTCTATGCAGTTGTAACCATACTGCTTAATTCTTTTTAAGTCGCTTTTTGGAAACTGGTGCGTCCTCCTCCTCTTCGTCCTCTTCGTCCTCTTCGTCCTCTTCGTCCTCCTCCTCTTCGTCCTCTTCGTCCTCGTCCTCTTCGTCCTCTTCGTTCTCTTCGTCCTCGTCGTCCTCGTCGTCCTCGTCGTCCTCATCGTCCTCTTCCTCTTCCTCTTCCTCTTCCTCAACACCAGGGACCCAATCTTCGTCAGAATCCTCCGAATCAAGGTCATCTAATGAAACGATTTCCATTCTTCCTCTGTAAGAGAACCCTAGCTGTGTCCATGCAGTTCGTTTCGACTTCTTATCTGTAATCAAATGAAAGGAATTCACCGACTCCTTCGGCGCTTCGAAAGAGTCTGCTTGAAATGAATAGATACCATCTTCGTCGCATTCAATGTAAGTTACTATCGGTTCTTTGTCATTGTAACCGTTTATTTCTCCGTACCAAAATTCATCTTCACCCGCCATTACTTCAACAAGGGTGTTCAGTGGAAGAAGCTTATTTCCGGCATGAACGTCTTCGATAGTGATGCTCATCTTTCTGTGAACGTGAGCATTACTTTTAAGCTGCTTTTAACTCAAGGAGATGTTTCTAGACCCTGATGTACACACCATTCTTTTCGATATGTTATCTTCCCGTTCGTGAACTTTGACTCGCAAATTCGATACCATATCTTGTTCTATTTCATGTATATGTGCCTCACAGTAGTCGAGCACTCCAGATTCAATGGCCCATTTGAAAAAATTCATTTGTGCTGCCGTTGATATGTAAGTCTTTTCCTCACTGTCACATGCAAATTTCAACATGATTCTCTCTCTGCGACAGAAAGGATCGAAGCTTCTTTTTGAAAAAGCTTTCAAGTGTGCCTTGTAATCCAAGTACATGTTTATTCTCTCCTCGAACCCATTTCTATGTGTGACCAACACTATATTGTTCTTCTTCGACCAATTTGTGGTGCTCCAATCCAATAAGCGTAAGCTCAATTTGCATGTTTGCAAAAGTAGAGGTTTGACTCTGTTGAAGTTTTTTTCTTCGTCAAAGAATGCTTTGATTTTTTTCATTATGAGTTCTTGTTTGTTCGCAACACTACTGTCAACAATTGCATTGTCGCTTTTGATTACAATCTTTGTTTTGTTTTGTGTGATTACTATCTGACTGCAGTTCCGCGGTATCGAATCTGGTTTCAGATCTATGAATTTTATAGTACCTTTTCTTTTCATATATATATCAAGTCCTGGTAGAATTCCTTTAATACATGAACGCATCATAATTGATTTTTGTCTTGATCAGAAGCCATCGTACCTAGCACTCACGAAATTCTAAGCCCGCCTCGTGCTGATCATTTATGATAGATAACTTAATCTACCACTGCACCCGTCCCTAGTAACATCCATAATGTTCCAGACCAGACAAGTATTGCAGAATCTCCGATATCTTGAAATGTCAATGTGCCAGTTGGAAGTCCTTCTTCTCCTGAGGGGAATCTGGATGCTGATGGTATGACGGTGAAATTGCCTTCTGACGCCGTTGTCGCAGCAGGACTTTTTCCAGACATGACGATGAATTTTATTGTACCTACTGCGGCAGTACCTAGTGTGGCACGACATGTTCTGTTTGTTGTTGTGTGTGATGTTGTTACAAAGGTCAGCGGTGTTGTTGTATCGATTATTCGTGTTTCATCATCCGAACTGAATGCAATCACTTGATATCCCAATGACATCTGTCCTATCAGTGTGTTCACGGATGGTGGCACACTAATGGTGCTTCTGTTATACCAACCGAAGACACCTATTTCACCATCTATAGCTCGTACCCTCAATCTGGCACCGTTATTTTTCACCTGTCCATTCAATATGATAGTAGGTGACGTACACGGTAATCCCGGAAGAGTAAGCACCGATAGTACATATTCTCCGTTGTTTTTGTCTAAGACGCTCACTTCCACTTGAACTCCAGCCACAGTTCCAGTCGCTCGTCTGCTCACGAATCCGTAAACAAACATGGTGTCGAGTTGTACCGTTCCATCGACAGCCGTATGAACGACCTGTTTATTGTAACCTATTTGCATTGGATATCCACCTTCTTTTATGCCGTTCAGAATGGCCCTTCCTGAAGAACTGACCGAAGACATATTCCTCCGTAAAACGATAATCCCTTTAAGATCATTTTATTTCTTTCATAATTACAAACATGGGAAACGCAAGTTCTACGACACAGAAAATTCACAATATAATTTCCACAGAAGCAAGTGTGGACGCAGTAGCTAGTGCACGAGTCAACTGTACTCAAGACATTGTTGTGAACTGGGAGTATGGGAAAAACTGTCCACTGTCATTCAATCAAAAGTGTTACTCTATGGCAAACGCAAGTTTAGATACTGTCATTTCAGCGCTTCAAAGCGCAGACCTCGATAAGGAATCCAAGCAAGCAGTTGACGGCCTAGCGTTAGGTATGAACGTCGATGTTTCTAACCAGGACATTCGTCAAGAAGTACTGAATACTCTTAAGGCGAAGTGCAAAGCCGAAGCCGAATCGAATGTAGTGCAACGAAAAGAATTCAATCTCGGAATCATGGACTGTACGGAAATGGACGAACCTCTAATAGAGCTTTATAACTATGGTGATGCGGGTGCGGATTGTGTCGTCAAGACCATAGTCGATAGCGCACAGAAGTCTACGGGTAAAGCTAAAACCGACCAGCTGGTCGAGGGTCTGAAGCTTCCAGACGTGGGTGAATCGATGATGATGATAGTAGGTGCAGTGATTCTCATAGGTTTGATGGCAATGAGTAGTGGAGGTGGTGGAAACGGTATCGAAGGAAAGGTTTTACACGAAGCTGCCAAAACAAAAAGGTTTTCTATGTTCAGCAAGTCGAAGTCTTAAGTCTGAATCAACTTTGCGACACGTGCAGGGTATTTCCATGTAATGAGAGCCCATATTACTGTCAGTGAATAGTCTGAAATGGCACAGGCTGGACGACAGTACAGCGAGTGAATGTATTGCAGTTGCTCATCGGATGGGTCATCGAGTTCCATTAACTTCAGCAACTTCTCGTTTAGCTCATCGCATGATGTACAGTTATCGCTGCATTTTTTCAAGAGTACAACCGCGTCATATGGTCTACGTATATCTGATAAATTGTTTACTTTATGCCAGCGCCCAACTTTTGTGAAAAACCAATACGATGTTGTAATACCGCCACCAAAAGCCGCAGTGGCGCATATCGCAGTGGGTACATTCATCCTTTATTCGTAGAGGATTTTTTTATTCATTCATCATATATGACAGAGTCCGAAAAGGATCTTACAGTGAAAAAGGCTAAGGAGGACTTGTATTTCAAGCTAGGGGACATGAGTATCACGCCCGATTCCATCATACTGGTTTTACAATACGCGATGGAGATTGTGGAGTTGACGACCCTTACTGGCCCCGAGAAAAAGGCTGCAGTTATAGAGCTGGTAAGGAGTGCTGTTGTCGATACACCTATGGACGACCATATTGAGAGTATTCTACTTGAAATGATCGATGACGGTATAATAAGTCACACTATTGACATCATAGTCTCGGCCGCAAGAGGCCAGTTGCATCTCAACGCTGTTATGAGCGCATCAACGATCGCATGTTCTTCAATATCACCACACACAGCATCAGTTCTTGCAAAATGCTTCCCGTGCATTAAGGCACCACCCCCCGAACCACCCCCGTTGGACCGGTAATCAAGCGGACGAAGACGGCAAACTAGGACACCTGGCCGCCAACCCGGTTGGAGAAATCATTCATCACTTTTTCGACCTGTGACTTTTGTTCATCGCTCATAACGACTTCTCCGTTGACGTCCACCATCTTGCCATGAAACGATGCGGTAATATCGAGTGCGTTCTTGTTCACCTTCGCGCGGCTTTCCTCCGATATCGTCTTGTACAACATGAATATCTCAGCCAGCATGCGCCCGTGTTGCCTCTGATAGTCATTCACTATTGCCAACAGAGCATCCATGCCCTTCTTCTGTTCTGCCGCGATGGCTGGACCGAAACGTTCAAATGATGCTGCAAACATATCCGCCATGATGTGAACGAGCTCATGAAACTTGTAAATCGATATTCCAAGGGCATCAATGGTTTCGTCGCCCATGACAATCTTGCGGCGCTCAACCCTCTGACCGACGTTGACATGAAGCATGTGAATTGAAACGATCGTCAAAATCGCCTCGGAAATGACAAGTGAGCGCCTTTCCCCAATAACTATGGCAGATTGCTTAACAAGAATAGTCTCACCCTCGAGTACAAGTCGCACCTGTAGCCTTTCTTTGCTGAAATCTTGCCCGTCGACTACTTCAGCGAGTGCACCGTGGTATTTGGGGTTTGTAAGGCGAAGAAAGACGTGAGCCCACGGCTTCGAAATGAGTCCACTGAGAATGTCGACCTTACCTCGAGGATCGAACTCCATTGCGGAGGCACGCCCACCCATCACAAGGTATGCGGCAGCCATGATCACTTCCCCAAGTTGATCCCCTGGATTGATTCGCTTCGAATGAAACGCGTAGGTCATTCGGGGCGAATGGCACGCCCCCACGAGAAAGTCGATATGAAAGCTGGAGACAAGGTGACGATAGTCGGGCTTGCCAACCGTGTCGACCTGAATGGATGCTCCTTTCATGCAGCTCTGAAGGAGCAAATGCGGAAAACGTTTGCCTCTTTTTTTGTGCCAGGATAGAAGATGGCCTACCATAAAGGTAATGCTCTCCTGACGAACGTGACGGCAGATGATCTTAGGACGTCATGGCGGTCTTGGGAACCCGATGTAATCGACCCGTACGCATCGTTGGTAGTGAACCCATTGACTCACGCAAAATATTTCAATACACGCAATTTTGTGGTGGTGTCTCTTAATTTGAAAATCAACTTCAGTACTGCGACACCAATACCGTACAGCACTATTTCGATCAGACTCCCTGATACGCTTCGGGTTCGAGCGGGTACGTTTTTTAGGAATCAAGGAATCATCGAGAGAGAAACGAACACCGCTGAAAGAAAGTTTTCTATTTGTAATATTACCGTTGATGGAGAAACACAGGGAGGTGTAGATGGCATAACATTTCTGTACTTGGATCGCTTGTTCATACAGAACCTAGGTCAGTTCATCGCCGGCCAAACGTACGAATTCAAGGGCCAGGTCACATTCGAACCTTCGGCGTGATCCCTAAGTCCCATACTTAAAGGAACCACGTTCCTGCGTCACGCCATGGCGAGCGTAGAGGCTACCACACAGACCGTGACCTCCACCAGAAACCAAAGCGAACTCGCACGAGCAGGGGGCGAAGAAAACACACTTCGGACGCCCCCCCTTCCCGAACACAACCAAGACTTCATCATTGAAATACCGACGCCCATATTCAACATCGGCGCCGTGACCACACACTCCCGACCATGCAGTCCGGAGGTTTCCCCGGCCTTTCTACCCATGAGTGAGGTTTAGACGAACACCCAGGTCCCGAGGCCATGACGCGACAAAAAGTCGGGCAGATGTTCTCTGTGATACCGTATGTGTCTTCGGCGAAGTGGATGCGCTACCAAGTCCCTCTTTATGCTAGAGAGGGCGGCCTGGCACTGCAGACACATACGGTGGCACTGTGACGGTCCCGTTCGCTTCCACGAATGCGCAACTTTGTGCTCCAATAGGGAGAACATGAAAAGAATGTCGTCGAGTGTGATGTTGGACAATACGGTACAATAACAAATCAACACTGACCCACATGAAAAACACCTGTCATATTTCAAATCGAGATTCACGTCCACCAAGAGGACATGCATTGTATGTATTGTGTACTTACTAGCACCGTTCTAACTTTAACCTCGCCGCGAACTCATCCATGTTTTTCCGCCTGTCCGCAATTTTCGTGTTCCGATCTCCAAATATGACTTGCTTCTTGGGGTCAAACACAAACGATTTCAACCAGCACAAAGCCCTCCCTTGCTTGAATGCATTCGTACCCGTCAACATGCTTTGGAGGTCGGTGACCTGCCTGTGATCGACGGCATCTACAGTAATCGGAGCAATCTGAGAATGACTCAGATGAGTCAAGAATTTTGTGTATACTTCCTCCCGCCCTGCCCCGCTGCTGCTAAGCTTCCGTATCTTTGTAGTGTCACCATAATCAGGTTGTTGCATGAATGTGAGCCTTACTGCTCGTTGATTGGGTGCCGGCTTTATCGAGAACCCGTCTATTCCTTTACCGACGAGAATTCGCTCGACTTCATCCTCGTTTCGGACCTTTGCTACCATACCCGTCACCAGCCTACCGTAAGGAGCAGATGGGTTTGCCGAATTATTGCCTATTGGCCTAGTGAATACCTGACGCGTAGTACGGTCGATATGATGTTGCATAGCGTTTTTGAACTCTTTATCATGAATTTCAGCTAGGGCTGCTGTTACTGCTCTTACATCGATCGGTTTCAAAAAGGATTTGATTTTTGCGCGCGCCTTCTCTGGCGTCAAACGGTGAGCTTGCGCATATCGTCGGATAAGAGCCATAGCAGGAAGAGTACTTAGGTTATTCTGGAGAATATTGCTGTAGCCCCGCTGCGGCTCGCCTTGTAGTTGATTGCCTCTTATATTATTCGTACGGCCTTCAGCGATTTGAATAATATACTTCCTTTCGTTAGCGGTGCCATTTTTCACCGCAGCAACCAATTGTGTCTGCTGAGCAGGGGTTAATTTAAGGAAGAAGGCAGGGCTATTCTTTAGCAGGTCGGGGTCTCCATCAATGCGTATTTTCATTGTGTTTTTCTTTGCCTGTTCCCAATTACTGTTTTTTGTTGGCGTATTCTTTGTTCTAAACATACGCTGGTTATAGTGCCATGGCTCTTCTGGATCACGTTGAAAGACGTGCTTATTTGTATTAGTATTGGGTCCGTATTTAGTTGTAAAATTATCGACTTTTCGCAAAAATTCAGTCACTTTTTTCAAATTTCTGTAGTACTTGAAGGCGTCATCTACAGCGTTCATGACGGGGAAATATGCGCGTGAACCACTCTTGTCTTCGATGTAAAAGGCGACCTGGCCCGTGGGTTGGTACGTCAGCATGACGATCTTGGGTGGTATGATTCGTCGTTCAGCACGCAAACGGTTATTCCGCTTTGTGGCAACATTCACCGCGTTGGTAGTTTTCATTCTTATCATGTTGGCCATCTTTGCAATTAGGGCTGCGTATGCTTGCAGAATTCGGTACGGCTGCTTGTAAATTTGAAAGTTCTTAGTACTTCCTTTTGATATCAAGTCTCTGTCCGTCAATCTTTTCTGCACGTCTTTCAATTGAAGAGGCGTATTTTTGGATTTGTTAAACGCATTCATCATGAAGAATTTCCAGTATTCGACTATATTTTCTTGTGTCAACCGAGACGTGAAATCGGGATATGAACTGAATATTCTGCTGGCAAATTCAGGCGGTAGTCTCGCCTCCCCTCCTCCACGCATCGAACTGAACTTCAGAACGATGGTCGATGGCGAGGAGTGGTTTGCTAACTGTATTGCCGTTTTTCTCCATGCTTGTTTTTGCTTTTTTGGAAGGGCTTGGAGCAATACCCTTTTACCCTTTATGTCTGATCTCAGTATCGAAATACCTCTTTTTGCCCTGGCTGCATTCTCCGCACTCGGGTACTTGATGAAGAGCTTCATTCCACCGTCTATGGGTTCCGAACTCACACTGACCGTTTCGCATCCCGCCGGACAAAACACTCTTTCGCCAAAAGGCTTCCCACGCACTACCGGTTTCACACGCTTAATGGCCCGAAGAGTTGGTGCAAGAGTGAGCTTGTTGGCTTGAGCTTGAGTCCTTTTCTGATTCGCCTTTGCTCTTTGTTCGAACAAAACCCTAGAAAACCTGGTCATATTACCCACTCCGCTTTTAGCTTTATTCTGGTTGGGTGTCTTACTTGTGATTCTGACGGGTTTCTTGTTCGCCTTTCGGGCGCTATTTTTTGGAGGTTGCCTCATCTATAACTATGTGAGATTTAAAATCTGAGTGTTTATAAGAAGATGGCCAACAACCAAAATAGGGAAAACAAACCAGCTATGACTGATCAACAGATCGAAGATGAAGTAAGGATGTTTTTGAACTTATATACGAAACAGGCGCAGACGAACGAAAATCGAAAGCAGTTGGTATCAAATTACCGAAACACCTTAAGGAATCAGAATATGAGGAAGGTTAACCGGATCCTAGCAGCACGGATTGGTCAAGCCAAAAAAGACTCAAACATTGAACCCGAAGCTATGGCCATTTACATGAACCCGACTTCTACAAATCAGATAAGTTTTAATGGAAACGACAAAGACTCATACTCAATGATTATTCGTACTACTCCAGGGGGGAAATTCTTTTTTGCGAAGAGTTTGATTCGACAAAGAAATTACAAATTCACGAGAATGCTTAGAGATTTGGGTGGTGCTGCCGCCAATGCCATTGCCATTAGAACACCAGCACACCAAGATAAATTAAAGACCGATGTACGTAATACTATGAAATACCTGGTGAACCTGGTAACCACACTTCAAAGTACTCAGATTACTGACGGAAGTCTTGGACAGAACTTTAATGAATTGTGTGATGCTGTTGCAGAGCAAATACAAGGGTATGTCGATGAAAAACTCAACAGCATACCTCGACAGGTACCACCTACCGTATACGAAGTAAAGTTGAAGAGCACCCGAACGAACAACCCGGTGCAGACAGCAAGATATCTTCAAGAAGTCTTCAAACTAGTTCATACCCATGGTGGAAAGGTCATTGGAGGGGACGGCGCGTCTAAATGTCCCATCCTCCCTATTCTTCTGAATACGGAGTTTCAGAATTGGGCATCAGGTAAAAATAATCGTGTGTGGGCTGCTTTCTCATATCTGCGAATTGGCGGGACCGGCTTTGATAAAATACTCGTTCACATGACAGACGCCTACAATAATCCAACTAGGACCGAACACCCAACGTACACAGCGCCGTTATCCAAGCTTATGAACGATCATTACATGAACCTATGGAGTCTGGAAGCATCACTTGGAAGCTTAGCAGTACTGGTATCGGTCACACCAGACTCTGTCAGTGCGCATTTTGGCATGAATGTTGCTGAACTCGTGAATAATAATCGTGCACTTGCGTACAGCTCAGTGGGTTCAGAGATCATGGTGTTGTCAAACGCATTTTTGGGAACGGCCACACAAGGGGTATTCATTAACGTTGCAAACTTATTCCAACCTTTTGTTGCCGTAGCGCCAACGCAAAATAATATAATACGTGAGTCGAAAAGAGCTATCAAAAAAAGTTCACAGTCTCAATCGTCTACGAACCTGAGGCCCGAATTGAGAAAAATAGACCCACTTCTTCAGCGTTTGAATCGTCTGAGGTTCGGAAAGACGACAAGCAACAATAGGATCAATGCAAACAACAATAATATCCGCATGAACTACAACTCGAACACGGCACCCGCACGGCTGTTTGTAGATATGGTTTTCAGAGAAATACTGAACTACAAAACGGGACGTCAATTCGATAGAAACAAGTTTAGTATGGATTTGCGAACTATATATTCAACATTTACATCTAGTGGAGTCGACACCAAGAAGCTGAAAACCAAAATCAATCGAACATACAATCTTAACGCTGATTCTAACGCAACTCGTGCCATGAGGAACGATAGCACTAACAATCAAACAATGCGCAACGTCAATATGACCAAAATCAAGCAACTTATAGTTGAGATGAGAGATGACTTCAATAACTTGTTCAAAATCAACCAAAACGGAGTTCATTTATCGATAAGGTCGGCAATCTCGGGCAAGTTCGCGCTCGGCAATAGCAATTCTAATGGTCAAAATGAATGGGACTACGTTTCGTGGTTTCTATCGAATGTCGAGTTGGCGAATGGTTCAAGCAATCCCGCCATCAGCAAGCTTAGAAATACCCATGAGCTCGTGGTTTCAGCAGTGTTCGCGCTGATCAAGAAGTACCATGCACAGTTCACAAGGGCACTCCTGAAACCAATAACTGGGAATAGTAATAACGTAAGTACGAGACTACACAACTTGAATGCGGATCAGAAAAGGGAGGCTGTATCTATGTGTTACAGCGTCGCGCACGCCGAGCTCTTTGCGCGTGTGGGAGGACAACGAGGGCACCGGACATACGGTGATGAGGGGGACGTGGATGGTAACGCACCACTCACGTTCGCTGGTGGCGCGTTACCAGGATATTCGATTCCCGCGGGTCTCATGTTCGACTGCCGGCTACCCGTATATGACGGGCAGGCTAATGGTGTACATGCGGCAACCCCCGATGAAGATACAGTGCGCAGCGCGGGACCCGGGGGCAACGCAAAGCGCTCAAAAGATGGATTGCCAGGATTGATGGGAAACACTCCCGGGAACCCCGGCGAAAATAGTGATGATCATTATTGCAATAAAGTGAATAACCCGGCTGGTGGTACTGCATATGTAGATACACCCATCGGTGACGGTGCGAATCTCTTTGGAAATTACGCGTTATTGACTAATGCTAAGCACGGAAAGACGATCGCGGACATAAAACGAGACGGTGTTATAGGTCTTCGCGACTATCCAGAGATTCCCAAGTTATCTATGAATCCAGATCACATGATCGGATATAAAGACGTCCCCGCACGTGGGGCAGATAATGCTGCTATGATGAACAACATCATGAGACATACGTATAATAAAAGACGTGACGTGGTAGTGCAGGAGTTCATGAGCAGTAAGAAAACGTCTTCTGGCGCGGCGTATCTGTGGTATGACTGCGGCGATACACACGCGATGCGCGTGGCCGCAGAAGTCACATCTAAATTAGTATCTGATTTGAAACAACTTGGATTTGCCAACTACCCCATATCTGGTTACGTTGCAGCCACGTCTCCGCTGTTCGAACAGAGTGTAATTTTGAGACAGACGGGAATGCTTTGCGCTCCTATTTTCCTTGAGACACTCAGACGTCGGCTGGGTAATGCGCCTCTAAACCAAACTGAGTATGTGAGCTACGGTGCTGCTCCAATAAAAACTAGTAGTAGGCTGAAAAGATCGCTCAATTATGTGTCCGCTAGTCTTGTGAGTTTGCTGAAGAATGCATCGCCAGTAAAAGTAATTTTAGCAGAAGAGGTTTTGTTTTCTCCGAAATCTATTCACGACATGGGTGGAATAGAGTATCATAAATCTACTCCATCGTTCATTGACAGCATTTCGAATCGACCGAATAATATACCCAATGCCAAGTCGATCACCAACAACACTAGAGATTTTGCACTGAGTTTTCACAACTACTTCCTTGAGATCTATAAAAGATTACCTGCCTACCAGAACAAACACAGGTTTTATTTGGTGAATGGTCTTGGGACACTACCTTACACTGGCAATCAAGTGAAAACGCTTAATTCAGTTGACTCGTTGAAACGGCTTATGAATTTCGACTATTGGCAGCTACGACGATCTTTCTGGGTCTCTCATTTAATCAATTTGGGTATTATTTATGATACAGAACGCATCAATGATGAGACACAGATGAAGTGGGATGTGTCTAAATTGGAAACACCAGAGGCAAAAGAGTCACTGTCCTTACTGGAAAGAGTTCTCGCCTATTGGCAGATGTACAACCACGCAGATAGGAAAATAGGTGCGAACCATACAACACTTAGAACACAGATAGAGGCTGGTATTTTGGAT